TGACACTATGTTCTTGTGGAAAGTGGCGCTGCTACACCTTCACATGATGTATCTAATGAGTTCGCCAAGAGCGAGGGCTTTCCTGTCGACGAGAACGGCCACAGTGTCAACGACCGCGATTATGAGCGTGACAAAGACGCGCAGGCTGTAACACGGAATATCGCAGATAATTACGATGCACGCGCACTACAGAACTCAGTTGTAGTTAGCCCCGAAGGTGTTGTCTTGAGTGGGAATGGGCGCACAATGGCTGGAGAACTGGCAGCTATCAATGGAACAGATGGTGCATACGTTGATACCCTCGCGCAATATCCGCACAAATATGGCTTCACGACTGAACAAGTACGCGAAATGCAGCATCCGCGTGTTGTTTTCATGGCAGATGAGGCCATGCCATACACGGCCGAGACGTTCGCTAAGTTCAACCAGCAAGAAATGAAAGGTCAAAGCAAGACCGAGCAGAGTGTTAAGTTGGGCAAGGTGGTTAGTGACGAGGTATTCAACCGCATTATTCGAGGTATTAACGGATATGATACATTGGCCGAGTTCTACGCGGACACTAAGGCTGCACACGAAGCACTGTTAGAATTACAAGACGCAGGCGTTATCACACAAGCGCAGATGGCAGAACTTATAGACGGTGACGGAATTAGTACTCAAGGTCGTGAACTACTGGAGAATGTACTTATTGGTAAAGCTTTTGAAGGTAATCCCGATGCTGTTAGGCAGCTGGCCGAATACAAGGGTATGCGTCAAAATGTAATTACTGCACTTGCGGAGATTGCCAATAATAAAGCATTGGGCGAAGACTATGAACTTGGCGCGGAAATTGCTGCTGCTATATCATTGGCGTATCAGGCGCGCAAGGCTGGGTTCAAGGCTGGCGAAAAGGTAAGTAGCTATGCCCGACAGATGAACTTATTCGCCTTTGACGATGGCGATACTGTGGCCGACTATACCAATGCTACTATGCTAATGCTTGCCGATGTGCTGAATGATAACCGTACATCAGCATTGAAGAAGTTATTGGCCGTGTATAACCATCGAGCAGTTGACCAAGCGAATGGGCAACTAGACTTATTCTCTGGCGGTATTAAGGATAAGGCTACAATTATTAACGAAGTTAAACAACTTATATACAATGGAACAGAAAAAGAACAACAAACAGCAATCGGCAAAGCAGTCGATGCAAGAAGAGAGAGCGTTCAACAAGATGGCACTTCTGAACGAGGCACTAAGAGAAGTGAACCAAACCAAGGACAACGAGTAGAAAGCAATGAAGCAACAGAGCATGCAGCCGAGGAAGCACCAAAGGGCAAAAAGAAGAGTGAACCCCGAAAAACAAGACCGAAGAACGAAAAAACGAATGAAACAGTTCTAGACGAGCGCCCAACAGATAAAGAGACTACCGAGACTAAGGAGCAGACACGAACAGGTGCAAATGATGGCAAAACGTCTAACACCATTTTGTCTCAAAAGGACTATGTACAAAAACGCTTGTCCGAAGACCTCGCTAATACCCCTTACAAAACATTGGAAGAGTGGGAAACGGCAGACATAGAGGGATATTCGGAACAATACGACAATATGATAGCCGAATATCCTAGCTATCTGCGTGAATTGGCTGAAAGCGAGAAGTTGCAGGAAATCTACGACCGCTCTTCGGTGAAAGAGCAAAAGGAGATTAGGGAGCATTTGGAGGATGCGGACATCGACTATAAGGAAGTATTAAACACATCGCCACAGCGTACACGTGTACAAGATAGACTTACAGAGCCTATAACTTACGCCAAGGGTGTATTCTCTGACGGCACTATCGTGTCTGGCAATGTAGTAGGGCAAACCAATGAGAGTGTTACTGTTGAGCAGAACGGCAGAAAATATGTTATCAAGGCAAAAGATATTCTGGAGAGCAGCAACGAAACTCATAATAACAACGAGGATAAGCAACCGAAAGAAACTGGCGCGAACAAAGTGTTTAGCAATGCAACAGAGCAACAAGCAAAAGAGGATAAGGAGGTGCGTGCAGAGAAGAACGAAGGGCAACTGGGTTTGGTTAGCGATGCGCGAATGGCCGAACTAAGCGCACGATTACGCAATAAATTGCGTGGGCAACTTAACGTTGGTCTTGACCCCGAAATACTCGCAATTGGTATGGAGTTGGCAGCAGGCCATATAGACCGTGGGGTAAAGAAATTCTCTGATTTCGCTAAAGCGATGATACAAGATATTGGCGATGTGGTACGGCCGTATCTAAAGGCATTCTATGAAGGTGCAAAGAATATGCCCGAATTAGAGCACATCGCATCAGAGCTAACGCCAACAGAAGAGGTAAGAGCCTTTAATGTAGCGACCATAGATAATGAAGGTAATGAAGTTCATCCCAATATTATAGCCACGGCTGAACAGGTAGACAATGAAGTCACTGTTGAAAACGAGGAGAAGAGAGCAAGTAAGGAGGTGACCGAAGTAGAAGATGTAGACACTCATGCGTATTCAATCACAAAGCAACACCACGATAAGAAAGGTATAGATATATGGGTGGTACGTGGCAAAGAGAATACCGATAAAGAGGTCTTCTTACAGAATAAACAATGGGCCAAGAAAAATAACGGATATTATTCATCATTCAGAGGTGTTAACGGCTTTGTTTTCAATACGCCCGAAGAAGCACGTACTTTTGCAGAAAAAGCGTTTAACTCACAGACCATTAGCGAAAGGGAACAAGAAACTACTGATGCGACGCATGATGTTGAACAGCCAAAGTCTATTGATAAACAAGAGCAAGAAGCCCTACAAAGCATGAACGGCTATAAGGTTGGCGATAAAGTTTTATACAAAGGTAAAGAAGCGACCATTTATGAATTTGATAAGTACGAAGCAAGACCAGTGCTAGACACAGGATTAGCACCAGTGATGTACGAGGTGGTGAGCTTTGAGGATATAAGTCCTATTGAAAGTAAAGAAGTTGCACATAATAAAAAAGAAGAAAGAAATAAACGCAAAGTCTCTAAAGAAACAAACGAGGAAAAGGAATTAAAAACTGAAAATGTAGAAAAAACACCTTCAAAAGAAACATCATCTAAAGGAAAAGATGTAACTTTGGAACAGCCAGCATTAGGAAACTTGTTTGGCGACTTATTCAACGAAAATTCTAAACCTCAAGAGAATGAAAATAACCAAAGAACTCAAGCAAAAGATAGCCGAGGCAGTACTGGAATACAGGCGCGAGAACATGGTAGGAGCAGGACAGATGTCAACGAGCAGTATGATGGAGATTTACAAGTCCGTGGGAATGACAGACAAGGAAATAGCGGAGTATCGCGAGGAGATAAACAAGAACAGCGAAGCCCTGGACGACCCAGTAGACGCGTATCGCGACTAGCACAAGGAAAGAATGCAAATAACAACCATTCGGAGCGTGGAGTAGACTATGCCCCGAAGAGTGTTAATGCACGAATAGAAGCAAACCTAGAAGCTATAAAGCTATCTAGAGAGTTAATCGAGAGTGGCGAAAAAGCAACTCCCGAGCAGATGGCTATACTTCGTAAGTTCAGCGGATGGGGCGGATTAGGCAAGGCGTTTACAGACCCAGCCCTAGCACCTAAGATAAAGGAGATTATAGGCGATGAAGCATATCAAGAGACGAACCTAAGTAGGGCTAGTGCTTATTACACCCCTGCACATGTTGTTGATACATTATGGGATATAGCTAAGAAGCTAGGGTTTAAAGGAGGTAAGATATTAGAAGGAAGTGCAGGTATCGGCAATATCCTAGGGCTTATGCCGACAGAGATTAGCGAGAACAGCGACATCCACGCAGTCGAGAAAGACACTACAACTGGTAATATCTTGTCACTACTATACCCTGATGCTCAAGTCGACATTAAGGGTTTTGAGGAGACGCACATAGCCAACAATAGCGTAGACTTGGCAATAACAAACGTTCCCTTTGTAACAGGACTTCGAGTTATTGACAATACTGGTGACCTTGACTTAAGCAAGAAGTTCAAAAGCATTCAAGACTTTGCAATTGCAAAGAATGCGAGGAAATTGCGTGAGGGTGGAATTGGCATTTTAATTACGTCTAACGGCACTCTTGACAATAATAGACAATTGCATCAATGGCTTACCAATGAAGGCGATTGTGACGTTATTGGTGCATTTCGAATGAACAATGAAACATTTGTTGGCGCAAATGTTACATCGGACATCATAGTAATACGTAAGAGAGTAAATGGCCAAAAAAGCCCTAATGCAATTAATGTAAGTGGCTCTAGAGCAGAAAGAGTTGTTAGTTATGATACTGGAGAGGTGAGCAGGAATGGTAACCCTATCACTAAAGAGTTAGGGCTTGACTACAATACATATTTCTTAGAACACCCCGAAAATATGGGCGGTGTGATGGGCTTCGCTTTTGAACATGGCGACACCTATCGGCCAACATTAAAAGGTTTATTCCCCAAAAATGGAATAGACCAAAACGCGCGTATGCAAGCGTGGGTAGAAACATTAGGCGCAGAGACAGAGCAAAAGGCTAGCCCCGAAACCCAAGAAACTAAACCTTTATATAAAGAGTTAGGGGAAGACGTTAAAGAGGGTAGCATGATACTTAACGAAGATGGCACGTTTAGTGTTGCCCAGCAAGGCCTTGCCGTACCTTTGGTAATCAACACGAATAAGGTACGTGGCAGGTCTAAGCAAGAATGTTTCAACGACTATAAGGCAATAAAGAGTGCCGTTGCAGATGTATTAGACTACCAAAGCAAGAATGAAAAAGACGAAGGATTGTTACCGCTTATTGAGAAATTGAATAATGTATTTGATACATTTATATCTAGGTATGGCAATCTTCATAAGAATACCGCTATATCATTCCTTAAGAATGATGTAGACTTTGCGAGCATTCAATCTCTGCAAACATACGAGCGCAAAGGTGATGAAAATGGAAACACGGTAGAGGTAGTTGGTAAGACAGACGTCTTTAAGAGAAGAGTTATTGACAAAGAAAGTGAACCAAAGCCAAAGACGAATAAAGATGCAGTAATTGCAAGTTTATATAAACATGGTGCAATTGATTTATCATACATCGCATCCACGCTAGGAGAGAGCGTGGAGACCACAAAGGCAGGTTTGATAAGCGAAGGGCTCGCCTACGAAGACCCAACCACAGGAAAGATGCGTGTATCATACGAGTATCTTAGTGGCAACGTTCGTGAGAAGTTAAGGATTGCAGAAGATAATAATGTAGATGGGAAATACGATGCAAACATAAAGGCGTTGAAAAAGGTTGTTCCAAACGAGATACCAACACATCTTATTGAGTTTACACTAGGTTCTTCATGGCTTAAACCTGCTCTTTACGAAGATTATATAAGGGAAAGAACAGGAGTTAAAGTGAATTTGTTTAATACCAATGGAACGTGGGTAATGGATGTAGTAGGCGATATACGCCTAGAGAAAAACGCTGCTTTTGGTGTTAAGAGTTTGATGCTTGGTAAAATTGTGTATGGTACAGATTTAATATATGCTGCCTTGCAGAACCGTTCGATTAAAGTAACTTCTACAAGAAACAAAAAAGAGACAGTAGTTGATAAGGATGCAACATCAGCATGCGCAACGAAGATAGACGAGATACGCCAAGACTTTAAAGAGTGGGCAAGAGAAAGAGTGAAAAAAGATGAAGCCTTGTCGGAGGAATTGGGTAAATACTACAACGAGAAATTCAACAACCAGAAAGAACTTGAAATATCCGATGACTTCTTACCCGCTCATTTTGCAGGAGCAAACAACAAGATAGCGTTATACCCACATCAGAAGAAGGCCGTGATACGTGCATTATCTTCTCCAACTCTTTTAGCTCACGAGGTCGGAACTGGCAAAACCTTTACGATGATAACAACCGCTATGGAGATGCGGAGGTTAGGAACAGCCAAAAAACCGATGATTGTAGTACAGAATGCTACAGTTGGGCAATTCGTGGAGAGTGCAAAAACGTTATACCCGAATGCTAAAGTCTTAAGCATTGAACCTAAAGACAGAACAAAAGAGGGGCGTAAAGCATTCTATGCTAAGATTAAGTATAGCGATTGGGATTTGGTGATTGTTCCACAATCAGTGTTTGAACGCATCCCCGATAGTGAAGAAAGACAAGCAAATTACATCAGGGATAAGATTGATGAAAAGTTGCATGTACTAGAAACTCTTGCTAATAACGGCTCTAAAGGCTCTAATGAGTTAATGGTAAGGCTAGAGAGAGAAATAGACGTGCTAATGGCAGGTGTGGCAGCGATTGAAGAACAAGGGATACAAGCGCGAGACCTAAAGAAAGAAGCTGTAGCTAGGGAGAATGCAGAAGTAAAGGCTAAAGAGGCTCTAATGCGTTCGGTTGACGATGTAGAAAACTTTGATGAGATGGGCGTTGATGCATTATTTGTTGACGAAGCACATGAATATAAGCACCTTGGCTTCGCTACAGCCATGCAGCGAGGAGTAAAGGGTGTTGACCCTTCATATAGCAAGAAGTCGCAAAGTGCGTACCTTAAGGTGCAATCCGTTTTGGAAAGGAGTAACGGCAAGAACGTTGTATTTGCCACTGGTACGCCTATCAGTAATACGGCTGCAGAGATATGGACGTTTATGCGCTATCTTATGCCAGCCGATACAATGCGAGAATACGACATCTTTTATTTTGATGATTTCGTGCGAAATTTCGGAAACATACAGCAGATGCTTGAGTTTACTACTAGCGGTAAGTTCAAAGAGAACAATAGATTTGCAGGATATGTTAACCTCCCCGAACTCATAAGGATATGGTTTAGTGTTGCAGACACTGTTAGAACAGATAATGCAGACAAAGTTTCAGAGAAAGTTCCTGAAACAGAATTAGGTAAGGATACTCCACAAGATGTGTATCTACCGCAAACAACCGCCTTACGCGGTATTATGAAGCACGTAAACAAAGAATTGGCTGCATATGAGGAACTGAGCGGAAAGGAGAAGAAAGAAAATAGCCATATTCCACTTGTAATGTATGGAATTGCCAAACAGGCAGCCATTGATGTGCGCCTTGTCGCTAGTAACGTGTTTGACGACCCAAACAGTAAGACAAATGAAACGGTTCGTCAAACACTTAGTACACTAAAAGAAACAGAAAGCTACAAAGGGACTGTTGCTATATTCGCAGATAACTATCAAAATAAACAAAGTGGGTTCAATCTTTATGAAGATATAAAGAAAAAACTCATTGAGCAGGGTGTTGCGGAGAAAGAAATCGCAATTATTAAGTCGGATATGAGTGTTGCCAAGAAATTGGATATATTTGGCAAAGTGAATAGTGGAGAGATACGTGTTATTATGGGTAGCACAGCAACATTAGGTACAGGAGTTAACATACAGGAGAGGTTACATACTCTTATACACATTGACGCTCCCAATAGACCTATGGACTACACCCAACGAAACGGCCGTATCTTACGACAAGGCAATATTCACAAGAATATGAATAAACCAGTTCGCATCTTGCGCTTCGGAGTAGAAGATAGTCTAGACGTAACAGCGTACCAACGCCTAAAGACGAAGGGTGCAATTGCGGATAGTATTATGAATGGCAAGAAAATGATTGCCAATAGTATGGAAGACCGCACAATGGAAGAGGATGAGGACGTGTTTGGTGATATTGTGGCGCAGCTTTCTGGTAGTGAATATGCCATGCTAAAGAACCAAGCCGAGAAAGATGTGCGTAAGTACGAGTCTAAACAGAAGCAGTGGGAAATAGACCAAACATACATACACGCACAAATGCCTAAGTTGCGAGGGCAAATCGAAGCTAGGAATAAAGACATTAAAAACGCAGAAAACGCTCTCGCTAAGATTGAAGCTAACGAGAAAGAGCCAAGAATTAAGATTGGTAAAAATAGTTTTGCCAACCTTGATGAAATGGCAGACTTTATAAAGGACTATAACAAGAAAGCAAGAGAAGCAGTAGAGAAAGTAAAAGGTGGCAACGAGCATAGTGAAGTACGAGAGTTAACACTTACAATTGGCAATATTCCATTTGTTATTACATCTACAATTAAATTCGAAATGCTCAAGCGTGATAGAGAGTTATTTCAGGATGTAACGCATGAAATGACGTACTCTAGTGAAGAACTAGGGCTTTTTGACCAACCAGTAAGACAAGGCTATATTAAGAACGCGCTAACAGACATCCTAAGTAATGTTATAACAGGCAGTGACTTTAAGGAAATCATTGAAACTAGGAAGGAATACAACGAGCGTGATTTAGCGTCTTTAAAAACTCTTGAAGAAAGAGACGGCAAGCCGTTTGAGTTTGCAGAAGAACTAGAAACAGCAAAACAAAGGTTGTCGGAGTACACCCAGTTGATGAAAGAGGAAATGGAGGAGAAAGAGGCCAAATACAAAGACATCGACAATGAGGTGGAGGAGATAACCGAATTGACTAATAACGAAGAAGAGGAGGAAGACGGCGACAATGATGATGTGCTATTTAGGGCTTCAGACGTACAAAGCGAACTAGACAGTATCACAAACGGCACACACAGAGTTACAGCACGTTCTGAACGCAACCAAGCAGAGCGTTCACGCGAGATGTACATCGAGGACAAAGTACAGGAAATGAGAACAGCCGTAACGGATGCTGCTGCAAAGATGAACCTAGTTAATGTTGAGGTTATAACATCAGCAGATGAGCTTACAGAGCAGAAGAGACGCGCAAAAGGATGGTTTGACACAAAGACAAGAAAGATTACGATTGTACTATCCAACCATACTAGCGTTGAAGATGCGATAAAAACACTCATGCACGAAGCTGTTGCGCACTATGGTTTACGTATGTTGTTCGGTGACAATTTCGACACATTCCTAGACAACGTCTACAAGAGCGTACCAAACGACATTGCGCGAAAGATTGTGCAACTAGCTATGCGTAACGGATGGAATATCCGCACTGCAACCGAGGAGTATTTAGCAAGTTTAGCAGAAGAAACAGACTTTGAGAACGCGAAAACAAAAGGATGGCTTCAGAAGATAAAGGAATTCTTCATTAAAATGTTAGACGCGACAATTGGTAGAAAGACAAATATAGAGATTAGCGAAGATGAATTACGCTATATACTATGGCGAAGCTATCAGAACCTCAAAGGACGAGACCAAGGTATCGGTGGGCATGCTAGAGACGTTGTGAAACGCGATGAGCTATTGGGTAATACCCAAACAGCCAAACAGCCGAATATATTATATCGTAAAGCCGAAGAAGAAAAAGTAGAGTTTGAGAAAGTCCTTGTTAGAGGTCGGTACGAACACAGAATGCAAAGTGGGGGTGTACAGCACATCGAAGCAATGCAAGACAGTATGAAGAGCTTATTGGAGCTTTACAAAGCCGTCGATGAAGCAGAGAATGTAAAACGTGAAGTCGAGGATATACCAGACAATGAAAATGCATACGTTGGTGAAAACAGATTGAGTTCTGTTAATCAAGCTGATTTGGATGATTTCAACCGCAGATGTTTCAAACCCCTACTCAATAGTATAGGAGCATTAGCTCGTACAGAAGAGGAAAGGCAAGAATTGTACGACTACATGATGGCCAAGCATGGGTTAGAACGAAACAAGGTAATGGCTACTCGCGAAGCGGAAAAAGAGTTTAAAGAAAAAGAAATTGCTGCTGCTGGCGGTGTCGGCAAAGCACCTAACATGGATGAGATATTAGAAAAGCATCGCAAACGCGACTATTCAGGACTTACAACCCTAATGCGAGGAGACGAAGCGGAGATTGACACAGCAACGGCCGAACAGAGGGCAAAAGAGTTTGTAGAGAAGTACGAAGAAAAGAAGAACGCTTTGGCCATCAAAAACCTTTGGTTGGACACTAGAGGTGTAAATGAAAATGTGCTTTTGAAAATGTACCGAGGTGGACTTCTAAGCAAGGAAGCATATAACGAAATATCCTCAATGTATCAGTACTACATTCCCTTGCGAGGTTTTGACGAGACCACATCAGGTGAAGAATATGCTTACCTTATGGGTAAAAACAGTTCTTTCTCTGCACCTATAAGAACAGCAAAAGGGCGTACATCTAAGGCGGATAATCCAATCGCACAAATGGCGTTGATGGCAGATAGTGCAATAATGCAAGCTAATAGGAATAGGCTAGTAAAGATACCTTTCTTAAATTACGTCACCAAGCATCCTAGTGACTTGGTTAGTATTAGTGATATGTGGTTAGAATATGACGAGGTGAACGGCGTGTGGAAACCGAAATTTCCCGATATAGACCCTAACGACAAACCCGAACTAGTCGATATAAAGGTAGAAGAGTTTGAAAAGAAGATGCAGGAATTGGCAGAAAAACAACCCGATAAGTATGTACGACAAGCGGATAAACCGAATATCCCCTATCGTGTATTGGGGACTGATTTGCGCGAACATCAGATTATAGTGAAACGCAATGGCAAGGACTATGTGTTAACCATCAACGGTAACCCAAGGGCTGCACAAGCGATTAACGGCCTTACAAACCCCGACAACAAATCTACTGGGGCTATTGATAAAGTGTTCGAATGGATTGCGCAAGCTAATAGATGGTTAAGTGCTGCATATACTACACGAAACCCCGACTTCGTTATAAGTAACTTTATACGTGATACATTCTATGCAAACACAATTGTACACGTTAAAGAGAGTGGCAATTATGCAATTAAGTTCCATATCAACCATGCAAAGTGCAACCCTGTAACGATTGGTAAACTACTAAGAAAGTTTAATGATGGTACGCTTGATATGAGCGATGAGTTGCAACGATATTTCTATGAGTTCATAACGAACGGCGGTGAAACTGGATGGACGTCTGTTAAGAATGCGGAGCAACATAAGAGCGACATTAAAAAGACTTTGGACAAGGGTAAAGGTAGAAAGGCTGTTGAAGCAATCTTTGAGAACCTAGACTTCCTAAACCGCTCTATTGAGAACAGCGCACGTTTTGCAGCATTCGTTACATCGCGGCAGATGGGTAGACAACTAGGTAGAAGTATATATGATGCCAAAGAGATAAGCGTAAATTTCAACAAGAAAGGTAGTGGGTCAAAGATGTTAGGCGCAACAGGTCAAACTTGGCTAGGTAATACATCCGCCTTCGTATCAGGGCTAGGCCGTGGACTATATACATTTTGGAATGCCAGTGTACAAGGACTAACGAACTACATGCGTTATACAAAACGAAACCCACAAAAGGGCGCAGCCTTAGCAACAACGATGCTTGCTCTTGGGGTACTTATCCCTTATGTAGGTTATCTCTTGAGTGGTGGCGATGAACCCAAAGAAGGTGAGGGCTATTATGATATTCCCGAATACACAAGACGTTCTAATATTCTTATCCGTGCTGGTAAGGGTTGGATAAAGATATCTTTACCGCAAGAATTCCGAGCCATTTACGGATTGGGCGAACTTGCTACAACAATGATGAGCGGACAAGACCCGATGACACGAACAGAGGCTATGTGGGCTGCAGCTGAACAACTCACCCAAGTATTGCCTATCAACTTCTTGGAGGGTGGCGGTTCAATGACGGCATTTGTTCCTACAGCACTTAAACCTATTGTTGAGGCAAGTATAAATAAGAGTTGGACAGGCTTACCAATCTATAAAGAGACGCCGTATAACACGGACGACCCCGAATGGACAAAAGCTTTCAAGAGTGTAAGTTCAGAGGTGAAAGCCACAACAAAGTTTTTAAGTGATATAACAGACGGTGACGACTACACACCTGGTGCTATTAACTTAAACCCTGCACAGATTGAGTATATAGCGACAGGCATGCTAGGCGGACTCTATTCTTTCCCCGATAAGATTATAAAGACCGCTAAAATGGGTTTTGGTGACCAGCCAGTAGAAGCAAAGGATATGCCTTTTGTCAATCGTCTGTATGTGTTTGGCGATGAACGTACAAAGGAACGCGCTATAAACAATGCTTTCTTTAAGTACACTAAGGAGTATGAACAAACAAAGAAACTTATTCGCAACTATGAAGACGAGGCCGACAGGGGCTCTTTGAGGTATGCAGAGAAACTAGACTTAATGTATAACAAGCCTGAATACGCGCGTTTCCTTATCTATCAAGAGTATGAGGAAGAAATAAATCACCTTAATAAAGAAAGGAAAGAAGCGCAAGGAGACGCCGAGGAGACCGCATATATTGAGAAAGAAATATCAGATTTGCGGGATGAGGTTGTACACGAATTACGCAAAGTCAAAGAATAGTAACGGCACGTTACGGATAAAGGGAGGGATGGGGGGCTATTTAGTATTTTTGCAAACAAAACGTAAGCTTATAGTATATGGCAACAAAACTAATGTCAATGCGTAAGGTGATGCCACGTAAAGATAGTATGGATAGTATCCAACAATCCAAAAGGCGCGATGGTGATAATAGAGCATACGAAGTGTTGATGCAGGCGCAACAGCACTGGTTTAATATGCAAAAGTTTCGGGAGAACCGCGAACGATGTAAGAGATATTGCTATGGCGACCAATGGAAAGATGTGGTAACAGTTGACGGCAAGACGCTAACAGAGGAAGAATATATCAAGGAACAAGGGAATATCCCCCTTAAGAACAATCTCATACGCCGACTTGTACGTAACGTGTTAGGCGTATATCGTAACCAAAGTAAAGAGCCGACTTGTACAGCACGAGACCGCGAAGAGCAAAAAATTGGTGAGACAATGAGTACCGTACTACAATATAACATGCAGCAAAATCGCATGAATGAATTGTATGCGCGTTCAATGGAGGAGTTTTTAATAAGTGGGCTTATTGTTCACCGCAAATGGTTTGGTTGGCGTAATGAAAAGCTAGATTGTTGGACAGACTATGTACAGCCAAACAATTTTTTTGTTGACGCCAATATGCGCGATTTCCGCGGTTGGGACGTAAGTTGTATTGGCGAGATACACGACATCAGTTTTCAGTCACTTTGTAGTCAGTTTGCTGAGACACCCAACGACTACAATAATCTAGCCACGATATATTCTGGTGCGCGTGACGCAGAGCGTGTTGTATCGTACTATAATTCGTTTGGTATGCCGCAATTAAAAAACTTATCGTTTCTTCTACCGACCGAGCATAACCTATGCCGTGTTATCGAAGTTTGGAGGAAGGAGAGTAAACCGCGTTATCGTTGCCACGACCCTAACAACGGCAGTGTATATAAGATAGACATTGAAGATTACCACGAAATGGTGGAACTGGAGAACGCAAGCCGAATAGAGCGAGGCACGCAATTTAAAATGGATATTGAAGATATACCGCTAATAAAAGCCACGTGGTTTATAGATGATTATTGGTACTTCTACTTCCTTAGTCCGTTTGGTGATATTCTAAAAGAGGGAGAAACTCCCTTTGCACACAAAGGCAACCCTTATGTTTTTAAAGCCTATCCGTTTATTGATGGTGAGATACACTCTTTTGTCGCAGATGTTATAGACCAGCAACGATACACCAACCGACTAATCACTATGTATGATTGGATAATGCGTGCCAGCGCAAAGGGTATGCTTTTGTTCCCCGAAGAAAACCTTCCTGAACACATGAGCCTAGAAGATGTTGCGGAGGAATGGAGTAGATACAATGGCATTCTAGCCATTAGAACTAAAGGTACAGACAGGATGCCCCAGCAAATATCTACAAATAACACCAATATTGGCATTGATAATTTGCTGAACCTACAGTTGAAATTCTTTGAGGATATTTCAGGCGTTAATGGCGCATTACAAGGCAAGCCAGGTTATAGTGGTACTAGTGGCAGTCTTTACGCCCAGCAGACACAAAATGCGACAACTTCTCTAAGCGACTTATTGGAAAGTTTCGGTGATTTTGTTATGAATGCAGCCTATATGGATGTTAAGAATATACAGCAATACTATGATAGTAAGCGTGTATTTAACATCGCAGGTAGAAAAGGTGCGCTTACTATATACGACCCCGACCGCATACGCGATGCCGAGTTTGACCTTAGCATTACAGAAAGCACCCTAACCCCTGCATATAGGCAAATCGCCAATGATTTTATTATGCGACTGTGGGAGAGTGGGCAAATTACCTTACAAGAGATGTTGGAAAATGGAGACTTCCCATTTTCAGACCAGTTATTGCAAGCTATCAACAGCAGACAACAAGAGCAAATCCAACAGATGGTTGGTGGACAAAACACTTTACCGATGCCACAACCACCACAAGGACAACCACCAGCTCAACAGAGCGCATAAGAACAAACAAACCCAACATTTACGTTGGGTTTGTTTGTTTTATATAGTTGCTGCTGATACAACCTTTTTCCTTTTTGGCATTCGCGGTTTTGTTAGGTCAATGAATTTTGGTAAATCCATCTCAAAGAAACAGATGTGAAGACCAATTGCGCGCGTCATTAATAAGTCGTCGTGCTTTCCAACGATAGCACCGTATGCACCATTCTTTTTGCGTTCATAAGTAAGATATTCATCTAGGCATCGTTCGTCACGTTCAACATATAGATTTTCGCGTACTACTTTAATGAGTGTAGCAATAACCATTGGTTTGGTTGATACATTGGTGTGGAAACCATATTTTTTTGGTCGTCCCTCCTTAATATCGTCTTCACTTTGTTTACGCGCATACAAGTTGGGATAGACCTCTTTTATTTGATTTAGGATGAAATGCGACAAGTCACCGTCAACTTGACGTTCTTTATCTTTCGTCTCGAGTGTGTTACTTTCAATTACAAGTAGGGCATTATCATAGAATGCTGCTATTTGTGCAGCTTTCCATGCAAGTATATCCATATCCACATGCCCATACCATTGCGCCACAACAATAGGCTTTCCACCATCGGCCATAAACACACGGTCGAAAACAGTGATAACAGACCAGTCCGCCTTTTTAGAACGGCCACCAATATCAACAACAACAAGGTATCGTTCTGTTACTTTCTCTGTGTTAGAAATATCTGGTAAGTTCCACACAGAAAATAGACCTTGTGTTCCTTGTGTGAAGCGTAGGTTTTTCAAAGCATCGTTTCCTTCTTGGGCATCTCCGTACACTTCGCCTACAAACCTAGGTGGACGGCATGCTGGCTTAAGTTCTTCTATTTTGTATTTATCAAACACGCGTGCGCCAGAATGAACAAAGGCTTCAACATCATCGGAGGGGTATTCTGATGCCATGTCGCCGTGGTCTGCATACTTCGAACGTTCTTGTATATACCAATTTATCGCTTCGAGTGTAGCACCTTTCTTCCACAGCCAATAGAGATATTGACCGCTTTCCTCGCGGTTCGATGCAGTAAAGTCGTTTTCGCGGTTGGTGTATAGGCGTGTTGCAAACTCCAGTTTTTCTGTTTCGTTCTCAAATGGTATTGCGTACTGTTCGATTTCGAACCATGAGATAAACAAAGCAAAAAATTGCGAAATACCTTTTTTAGCTGCATCATATTCTCGTTGAAAGAAATTTCCTGTACCATTAGCCGTACTCTCATATACAATCATTGTGTATGCCTTTAATAAAATACCCGAACAAGCAGAGCGTACTATTTCGTCAGGTGTCTTTCCCTCTGTCGTTTTCCAAAGTCCAACCTCTGTACAATGCACAAGGTTATAGTCTCCACCGCGTGCAGAGTCAGGTTTTTCAGCCGTACCAATTTTTATTTTACAATTGCGTTGTGGTATTCGGTGAATATTGCCACTCTGCCCTACACCGACAATCTTTGGCTCGTTGGCATTGTAGCTTTCACCCATGCGGTAAAGTAATTCAATTGGATACGCATTTATAAGACGGTCAAACATATCTTTAACCTCAATTGAAGCATCCTTTTGATGCCCGACAATAAGAGAGTTTAACCCAACTTGATGTTGTAACTGAAGCCACGCCATGTAAATTTGGGTAGCTGTTGAGCCTCCCCACTGTCTAGCCTTAAGTAGTATTACTCTTATTGGTTTGCCTACAAGACGCATGCGCTCAAACACAGTAACAAGTTTTCTCTGTGGTCGATTAAGAATAAAGCGAACATCTGACCCACCACCTTTGCGCTTGATAAAAGCGAGTACAGCAGCCCAAAAACAAAAGTCGTATTTATAGCGAACTCTTGTAAATTGTTCTATTACTTTGTGTTTCTCCTCTTGTGTACACTCAACGCCAAGTTCCTTTTCTAGAAATGCTTTTATTGAGCCATGTTTCTTGATTAGCTGAACAAGCGGTACGCGTAGCATTGAATTAGGTAACCACTGATGCTGTATCGGAAAATCTTCAATAAATACCTCGGTCCTATCTAGTATAGAGTTTTCGCCTGTTATAGGGTTAAAGATTGCATTTATAACATCGTTCCTATGTTCGTTCTCCTTGATTATTTGCTTTATCGCGTAATCATTTCCCTTAACTGTACGTTTTGTTTCTTTTGTGTCCATTTTCTTCTAATCCTACATATTATCACACGTGCTGAATTTGGCTTAAGGTAAAACTTTGGGGCTGGTTGTTTTAGTACTTGGAAAACACAATCACTAAAAGACTTTTTAGGATGTTTAGCCATGAATGCAATTAGTCGTTTGTATATTTCAAAATACATTTCTCTCTTCATCTCTCCCATATTGGGTAGAGTATCACCACGTAACATGTTTGCGAGTACTATTTTGGCGCGCGTCTCACTAACCCAAAAGCGACTACATTTCATATCAACCACTGTTGCATATATATCATCCATTCTAATATAGGACGCTTTCATCATACACTCTCTGAAAGCCCTAATTAGGTCGCTTTCTAGTTCTTGCCTATATTCAAATTCACTCCCTTTCCTCTTCATAATGGTAGCTGCTTTTATTCTTTGATTGTTTTCGTTTAGTTATTTTGATAGAAAACTTTTCGTCGTAAAATAGTTTTCTATATCCCAAAGTTACAGAATAGACATAAACAAATAAAAAGCCCGATGAAAAGTGGTATCGTATCTTTGTGTAATAAATAGTAATGTACAAAACATATTGCGATGGAAGAAGTTGTAAATCAAGGCAATAAGAGCAGGCGAGAGTTATTACAGGAGCGTCTTGCCAAGAAATACCCCGACAAAGATTTCTCTGATGAGGAGAGTTTTTATGGGCAAATATCCGATGATTACGATGCAAGCGAAAAAGAGCTAAACGCCTACAAGGAGAACGAAAGCAAGTTTGCCGACATGTTTACCAGCGATAGACGTAGTGCATCTTTTATGGTTGACTGGATGAATGGCAAAAACCCGATTGTTGCCATGATAGAGCGTTTTGGTGAAGAGGATTTCAGAGATGCATTAGAAGACCCCGAAATGCGTGAAAAGCTTTCAGAAGCAAACCAGCAATATGTAGAACGCGTTGCAAAGGAGAAAGAGTTAGAGGAAGAATATAATTCTAACCTTACCGATACTTTGGCCAACTTAGACAAGTTACAGGAAGAAGAGGGGCTTACCGATGAAGATGTTGCAGAAGTAATGGAATTTCTTTCAAACATTGTCAGGGACGGCATTGTCGGAAAGTTCTCTCTTGAAAGTATGGCAATGGCACGAAAGGCATTGCATCACGATGAAAATGTTGCGATAGCTAGTGAAGAGGGTGAAGTACGCGGAAGAAACTCCAAGATTGAAGAAAAGTTGCGCAAGAGAAGTGCAGGAGATGGACTACCGCATCTAGACGGTAAAAACGATACGGCCCCCAAAAGAGAGAAGCAACCAGCGACAATCTTTGACCAAGCACGCTTAGCGCGCTAAGATTAAGCAGAGAATTAGAGAGAATGGCAATAAAAAGAGTACCACCTATAGAAGGACAGCAAATAATACTTGTTACAGGCACTAATGAGCCAACAGTAGGAAGCGCAGGTATCAAGTCTCAATTGTGCGGACAAGTGACAACGGTATCTAGCGTTGCAGAGGCAACAGGAGGGATTAAAGCTGGTAACCTTATTGAGGTGGATGTTTGAGAGTATAATTTTTAAAATTTAGAGAGAATGGCAGAACAGAAAGTGGCCAAAGCTAACGGCCAAGAAGTAGAACTTATGACAGGTGCTAACACTCCTGCACCTGGTAGTGCTGGGGTTCAGTCGCAACTTAACGGTCAAGCCACAACCGTTTCAGAGATAGCGAACTCAACGGGTGGCATTGATGGTGGAAACCTTATCCAACCAGACATTGACGAAGAATTGTTTGCGTTTGATGCAGGCGACACCCCACTTATGCAAATTATGCTTAAGGCAAAGAAGGTAAAGGTTGACAGCCCCGAGGTTGACCACTTCATTATTGACGAACCACGTTCAAAGATTACTAGCACTACCAAGGTAGACAAGGCAGCGCAAACCCAATTTATTTTGCCTTTGCAGCCCAAAGACCAAGGTATTCCTAGAGTTTGTGGTACGCTTTTGGTGAAAGGTGTAGACGGTTATCTTGAAGATGGAAAGACCCTCACCCCTGGAGTTGACCTAATGTTATATGTGGTTGGACGTGACAATGCCACAAATAACCCTATTGTAATAGCAGTTAATGGGCCAAAGGCTGCAACTACAGACGAGGTTTGTACAACTCCTGATATTCCTGCTGGTACGACCCTAATTGTTATGGGTAATGCGTTGTACGAAACCCAAAAGCATGTTGAGCCTGATACGTTCGTGCCACAACCTACAAGAATTTACTTGCAGAAACGCGCAACTAACCAAGTTGTAAGCGATTACTTTGATGCACAAAAGAAACGCATACCCTTTGCACAAGCGGTTATTGCAGAGCAACAAATCAAGAAGTTCAAGTTGGAAGGCAACCGCACTTGTTGGGGAGGTGTCAAGGCTCGCATCAAGCGTGACACTGGTAAGATGGGTATGCAGTACGTGTACTTCTCAATGGGTATTCGTTGGATGTTCAAGCGTGAACTCCAAGCACCTCGCGACTGGAGTGTAGAAAAATTCATTGCGGTGTCGAAGATGTTCAACACTGGCGAGGACAAACCTAGTGGCGGTCTTTTGCTAGCAGGTAAGAACCTATTGGAGAAAGTGCAGTGTATCGATTACTCAAAACATCCTGAAATTAAAATTTCAGTAGTGAAAAACGTAATTGGCTGGGAGGTTACACGCGTTCACACTGTATTTGGTGACTTTGACATCAAGCACGACCCCACACTTGACCGCATGGGTTGGAGTAATAGTGGTGCGTTGATTTGTCTTGACAGAGTGGTACACTATGTTTACTCACAAGAGCATTCATTTAACGAGGATGTTGAAGGCGAAGAGGCAAAACGCAAAGGCATTATCACTTGGGATGCCCCTGCTCTAAAAGGAACTTGTCACATTTGGATTGATGGTGAGGGCGAGACAGCGAACCCAGGTTATGTAATGTGGGAAAAAGACACCGTTCCAACAGGCAAGGACCTCGTGGAAGGATGTGTTTACTACTTCATGAAAGATATGCCAGGTGTTGCTGCAAGTGCAAAGGCTGGTGAGATGTGGATTTACAAGAACACTAAGTGGGAGGAATATTCCGCTGAACTCCTAGCAAAGTAACGGCTATAATTTTGTTTTCATAATTGATTTGTTTTGAAGTTAGGGCGGATGGCAGAGCCGTTCGCCCTTTTTAGAAAATTCCAATATGGTTAGATACAAAAAGACATACGGCATAGATAACTTTGCCGAGAAACAGATAAACATCATGATGGGCAAGGCTTCGTTAAGTGTATTGTTCTCTGGTGGTGCATCAACAGGACATGGTAACACCCCAGCCCAGTTTACCACATCAGAGCCAATTTTTCAACACGCCATAGAACATTGTCCTCTTTTTCTTAAAGGTGGCATCAAGCTATTAAACCAAACGATGTTAGAGAGTGAACCAGTTCAACAAGAAACACCATCATTACCCACAGAAGGAACTAGTGAGGGACACGCAGAGCGAATGGAAAAAGTTCGTGCAAGTACGGTAGCAAAAGAAGGCAAGGAGGAAAGCATCGAAGCTAACCCTTTCAATATAGTGGAAATTACTTGTATTGAGGATGCCAAACAATACCTTATGGAGAATTACGGCTATACAGTGCGCTCTCTAAAAGATACTAAAGGTATCATTGAAGCTGCTATGGCAAACAATGTTTTCTTTAAGGGCTGTAAAGAGTTAGAGCAATAAGTCGTATTTGCAATGAAGAAATGTTCTATCATAGAGCTAAAAAGGCGGGTGCGTATCGCATTAGACCAAAACATGGTTAATGAAACGTTAGCAGTATTGGGTGATATTGACACTCTATCTCTTGATGATATTATATCAGAAGAGATACCTATTGCAGCACGAATAGTTGAGAATAGCGCACCTTCTCGACTACTTGATGGTGGCCTAGACTTTAGAGGGAGTTGTGGTTGGCATGGTGCAGTTGGGTATGGTAGTGGCTTCATTGCGTTGCCAAAAGATTTCATGCGTCTTGTGTCGTTCAAGATGAGCGATTGGGACTATTCTGTAAGTGAAGCAATAAAAGAAAATAGCCCAGATTATGAAATTCAACATAGCAGATACCCTGGTGTTAGGGGAAATCCCCAAAAGCCAGTTGTGGCGATTGTAATGCAACCAATAGGCTTAGTATTAGAGTTCTTTAGCTGCACAGCAGGGAGGGACGTTTATGTTAAGCGAGCGCGTTATATCCCCTATCCTAAAGTTATAGATGGAAACATTAACCTATGTGAGAATTTGATAGACCCAATCATTTATCAAGCAGCAGCGAATGTTGCGCTAACAATAGGCAATGCAGATATGGCAACGGCACTAGGTGCAAAAGTAAAGACGTTGTTAGAATAATGAAAGGAAGGGAGAAGAAATGTTGGATGAATTGAAAGGGGTATTGTTAGTTATAGGCAGTTGGCTGTTTTCGCGGTTGTTGCCGATTAGCGATTTCATGCATGGGATGTTATTATTGTTTATCATCAATTTTGTGTTTGGCGTTATTGATGATAGATTACGTGGTAATTCGTGGCAGTGGAGAAAGGCACGTACATTCTTCTTACATGTAATGGTATTCTTTATTATTACAGCTTGTATGTGTATAGTAGGCTTTTTCCTTCACAACACGGAAGAAGCAATAACAGGTATTAGGATAATGTGCGTGATGGCCGTATGGTTCTATGCCGTTAATATCTTGAAGAATGTATGTAGAATATTAGTAAATGAAACACCGATGTGGAAGTTTTTCAACTTCCTTTATTGGGTACTTTCTTTGAAAATGGTAGAGAAAATACCATACTTAAGCGAGTACCTAAGTAGTAATGTAGATAAGATAGAAGGTAGTACAGATAACAATTTAAAAAGCAATGAAGATGGAAAAGGTTAAGAATTATTTTAAGATGCTTGTTGGCACTGGTCGCATCTTGTTTATCATCTTAGGATTAGTAATTGGTTTTGCAACCATGCTAACCGAGGTAGAGAGCGAGTTCAATTGGGTATTTGCTGTTTTGTCAAGTGCAATTATCTGCTCTATTCTAGAGGGTATGCACGCTGTTATGAAAACAGAGAAGTACTACAATTGGCGAAACCCTGTTGCAGGTGTTGTCACGGCATTTGTTGTAGCGATGCTCTTTTTATTGCTATGAAGCTAACAGAGCGTTTAGCAAAATTAGGTGTGGATAAGTGGATGCATATTACTGCATCCCTTGTCCTAGCCAACATTACCACACGAGTGTTGCGTAGGTGTGGTGCAGGATGCCTTTTATCTGCTATTGTTGGCTTTGGTGTAAGTTTGGCAGTAGGCATCGGCAAAGAGTGTTACGACAAGTTCAAGGAGAAAGAAATGTTTGATTGGGGCGACATCAAGGCCGACATTGTTGGTGCTGCGTTTGGCTCTGTAATTGGAATGATATGAGACAGATTTACGAATTAATTGTGCATTGTAGTGCCACGCCTGAGGGGCGCGACTATACCGTTGACGACATAACGAGGTGGCACAAGGCGCGCGGTTTTGATACGATAGGATACCATTATGTAGTATATCGCAATGGCGATGTTCATGTTGGTAGAGCTGAATACGTTCAAGGAGCACACGCACGAGGACACAATCGTAACAGCATTGGAATTTGTTATATTGGTGGATGTGCCGAGGATGGCAAGACGCCAAAGGACACGCGCACGCCCGAACAGAAAGAAGCTTTAATAAAGCTATTACGTGGGCTTAAAAGGAAATATCCCGAAGCGAAGATATTTGGACACCGTGACTTTGACAAGCACAAGGCATGCCCTAGTTTTGATGCGAGGGGTGAATACAAAGACTTATAAAAAGTGTTTTGCATGAAAGGGAAGAATATTCTAATATTGGTATTGCTGTTCTTTGCACTCGCCTTAGGCTTTATCTTAGGGCGAGGGAAGAAAGGCGAAGAGCAAGTAAAGGAGCGTATAAAGACGGAGGTAGTGACAAAGCGCGACACCGTCAAGGTCGTTGCCCCCGAACCTATCCACGACACCATCTTGCGCACGCAGGTGGTGAAAGTGCCTATCTATCATTTCCGCGACTGCACGAAGATGGGCAAGCCCCCCGACAGTGCGGAGGTGGAATTGGCGATTACCCAACGCGTATATAGGGATAGCAATTACACGGCTTGGGTTAGCGGTTACAAACCATCGTTGGACAGCATACACACATACAACAAGACGGTGTACACCACACGCACTATCGAGCGAACGGTAACCAAGCCCCCCAACAGATGGGGTATCGGCATCAGCGCAGGATATGGATATGGCATTAACTCTAAATTATTCGAACCATATATTGGCGTTGGTGTAACGTACATAATCTTTTAATCATTTACATAACGGTTAGTCAAAAACTTCAAAAATGGAAATCAACGACTTAGGTACATTCAAGAATATTAATGAAGTGTGGGAACGCTACCCCGAGGGCGGTAAGGAAGGAGACTTCGTTACAATTGGCGTGGTAAAACATCGCTGGAACAAGTACGAGCGAATTTGGGAGAACGCAGAGAACGTCACAGAGAGTGGCAGCGGTACAACCAAAGTCTTTGATGGAGATGTTACGATAGAAAAGAACCTAACCGTTTTAGGGCGCATCTTCAATGATGGAATGCAAATCCCCAATTGTGGACTGTATGCCACAATAGAAGCATTACGCAAGGCACACCCACATCCCGAAGTTGGGATGTGGGCTGTTGTAGGTAACACAATGCCAGGTGACATGTGGAGGTGTGATAAACCAGGGGAGTGGAAGGCTACAGGGACGACAGGAGGAGCAGGACAGCTTGACGCTAACGCTATTACAGAAGCTGCCAAAAAAGCAGATAATGCACAGGCTGCATCCAACAAAGTACAGGGGAGTGTAGATACATTAAAGAAGATTGCAGAAGATGCAAAGAGTATCGCCAATGAAGCGCAAGCTAAAGCTATAGATGCAAGAGGAGTAGCAGACGCAGCAGCAAATGCAGCTAACACCGCCAACACAACCCTACTCGGAATACATAACCAATTGGGGAAAGCTGGTGGTATAGCAAAATTAAACGAGCATGGCAAGATACCACTAAACCAATTACCCGATGAAGCCTTGACGAGTGGTGGTAACGTCTACAATGCGACGGCTAAACACTTGACAACGTTTAGCGACTTCATGGGGGCATGCGAACTCGTTCCAAAGAAAGAACGTATAAGCGGTCTAATTGTAACAGCATTAGTATTTACAGAATGGCAGAGTAGACAATATGTAGGTAATACACCACTGAATGATACAGAATGGTCAAACCCCACGAATTGGCGCACGTTCGGCGATACTGGCGGCATTAAGGAGGTGGAATATATCCGCGGAACAGACACGGCCATCTTAACGCCCAATAAGGCAGGGCGCGTGCAGATTAATATCCCAGCTGTTGAGGTAGACGAAACTCTCACACAAGACGGCACGAACCCGGTACAAGGCAAGGCAATAGCAGCAGCACTAGCCAATATTAATCCAGGTAAAAAGTTACGTCTGAATACTATAGAGAATGGCGGAGACAAGGCATTCTCTATAACTCTACTAGATGAAGAGGATAATGAGCTATCTACTACAGAGCAGTTTACTGGCGGTGGCGGTGGTGGTAATGTTGCAGCCACGAAAATAGTATTGGAGCGTATCACTGGCAGTCTTACCACTAAGGTAGGCGCAGAAGCTAAACTACAATTTAGGTACGACCATATCGACACTTCAACGAACGGTAGCACTGGCACACCAGCTGTTGCAGAGATTACCATTATCCGCGGTGCTAATGTGAATATTATCACTATGCAATTACAGGCAGGAAGTATTCATACTATTGACGCCACGAGGTACATTGGTGTTGGTACTAATACTATTCGAATGAAGGTGACGGCAGGGGAAGAAGAGAGTAAGCAGGTTAGCTCTCTAACATGGACTGTCACGGCCGTGCAGCTAACCCTTGCATCAAGTTTTGACATCGCCACAGACATAACACGAGGAGACCGCATTAGTGTTCCATTCGCCCTTACAGGTAGTGGGCAGAAGACGTTGCGTTGTTTCGTTGACGGCATCGATACGGAGGACAGGACCATCAACGCGAGCAGTGCCAATGGGGCGTTCAGCATCGACACATCACGGATGAGCCATGGCAGCCACGGTATAGCGTTGGTAGCAGAACTAGAACTACCTAGCGGACTAATCAAGAGTAATGTTATATACTTCGATATTGCTGTGCGCGAGAATGGCAATGATAGGCCGATTGTTGCAGCAAGATTTGACTATTCAGAGGGGTCTGGTTACACAGGTAGCCCCGATGGTAGCAGTCGCCCATATATTGAAGTTCCTAAGTTCGGCCGTTACACACTACCATATGCTGTTTGGGGTGCAGGTGGAAAGGCTGTGACCATTACAGAAGGAACGCAAGTCGTATCTTCCCGACACTTAGACTTCGTGCGTGTTGAATATTCTAATAACGCCACGACTGATGGAGAACTGGGATGTAAGATTACATGTGGTGAAACTATATATACTTATGCTTTGCGCGTTGGTGCTTCGCAACTGAATATTGCGGAACCTATCGACAATATGGCGCTTAAACTAAGCGCAGCTGGCCGAAGCAATGAAGATGTTAATCGTGAGGAATGGAAGTACAAGAATATAAGTACTAGGTTTAGTGGCTTTAAGTGGGGCGGTGATGGTTGGATAGATGGCGCATTGCATCTTACAGGAAAGGCACGCGCGACAATAGGCTATAAGCCATTATCTACTGATGCTATGGCATTCAGTATCCGCTTACGTGTTAGTGACGTGACAGACGATGAAGCAGTTATCGTGAGATGTATAGATGGGTCAGGCCATGGTTTTGAAATTACGGCGCAAGAAGCACGATTTATCAGCGCAGGAGGTTCAGAGGTGGCAAGAAAGTTCGCTACTGGCGAGATATACAATATTGGTTTCGTGTCTTACCCAACGGCTCGCCCCGATAGTACAGAGGACGAGCGGTTAAATAGTGGCATGATGTATCTGTTTATTGATGGCGGTAATGTTGGCGCAGTGCAGAAAGAAAGCGGAGACAGCGTAAGGCAGGCACGCCCTACAGATATTGTAATTGGTTCTGACAAGTGCCATGTGGAAGTCTTCTCTATGCGTGGCTACACCAATTACTTGACGGCCGACCAAATGCACGATGCCCACATGCTAGATTTGGGAGACGTTGACGCGCTCATGAAAGAGTATGCGGAGAATGATATTTTAGACGACAAAGGCAATGTAACGCCAGCAAAAGCAAAGATACCATACATTATTGTAACAGGAAAGGCAGATAACGGTACGGCCATGATGCTGCAGGCAGCAATAAACAATAACAAGAAAGCAAAATACCCAGTACAAGGGTGGTTGTTTGTTGACCCTAACGACTCTGTGCGCAACTTTAAGGTTGTAGGCGGACACATTCGATTGCAGGGTACATCTTCATTGGCTTATCCAATTAAGAATTATCGCCTATACTCGAAGAAAGCGGACAAGGCAAGTGTAACCGAGGTGACACCCGAGATTTGGAAAGGCTGTGACGCGCAGGGTCGTGGCGGAACGAAGTTAGGAAAACCAAAGATTGGCGTATTTGCAGGTAGCGGAGGGAAAACGAGTGCTGCTGTTGACTGCTGGTGTGCAAAGGCAGACTATGCAGAGAGTAGTAGCGCACATAATACAGGTATGGCGCGATTGGCTAATGATGTACTGAAATCAGCTGGTACGTTGACGCCACCACAAAAGTATGCTAGTGGATACGACAAGGACATCCGTACAACAGTTGATGGTTTCCCAATCTTGTTATTCTCGCGCGCCACAGAAGACGATGAGCCTGTATTCTTAGGCAAGTACAACTTTAACAACGACAAGAGCACCGAGGAAGTATATGGCTTTAGAGATATACCAGGCTACCACGATGCCGAGTGGGTACGTACATTGTTCGGAGGTAAGAACCCCACCGAATGTTGGGAGTTCCTCAACAACGACTATCTAATGGGAAGTTTCCTTGATGCCGACTTTGACGTTAAGGACACAGACGGCACGCCAAAGTGGTTGAAGGTGTTCGAGGCGCGTTTCCCCGATGATGATGCGCTCAATGCAGAGTATAAGGCAGCCAAGAAGAAACCCAAGTACTTACAGGCAGTTGTTGAATGGGTGAAGTCTACAAAGGACAATCCGCAGAAATTCGCCAAGGAAGCATCAAATTATTTCAACATTAATGCGCTGTGTGATTACTACACATTAACAGATGTGAACGGATGTGCAGACCAGCGCGTAAAAAATATGATGCTGTGTTTCTTTTACGACCCGAACGCAAGCGACCATCCTGTAATGGGTAAGATGCGCGGTTTCTTCATCTTCTATGATAACGATACTATTCTTGGATTGCGTAATGATGGACGTAATAAATATCCGTGGTGGATGGATGAGAATACGCTTGACGAAGAGTTGAGTGTTGGCGGTCGTAGAGTGTACGCATATGCTGGGCATGATAGCGTGTTGTGGAACAACTTACGTACCCAATTTGCAGACGAATTGCGCGCAAGCTATGTAAGACTTCGCTCTAAGATGAGTAATGATTTGATATTCGACTACTTCGATAATCAACAGACCGAGAAATTCTGTACACGCGTGTATAATATTGATGGCGTGATGAAGTATGTGCGTCCAAAGACAGAAGGTATCGGCGGTAAAACTTACTCGTTCCTTGAGAGTATGCAGGGTAGTCGTTCAGCGCACAGGCGTTGGTGGCTTGGTAATAGACTAGCTCTGTTTGATGCACGCTATCGCACTGGCAATTATACGCGTACAGACCTCGCATTTAAAGGCAATTCAGCAGCAGGCGCGACAATTCGTGCATGGAGTGGCCGTGACTGGTACATGTCGTTCGTGCGCGAGGGTTCGGAACTTATTCATAAGAAAGTGGCCAAGGGTGAAGAGTTCAGTTACACGTATGGCGAGACCGCTAATATTGGTACTATATTCCATCTGTACGGCTGTGAGCATGCAAATAAAATAGACCTTAGTGAATGGGGCGGTTTCACCGACTTAACATTGCCAACATTGCCAAGGCTCGAAACGCTCGTGTTGGGTCGTGACGGCAAGGAATACGCACTAACAGAGTTTGCACTTGGAAACAAAGTGCCTATGCTTCGTGTGCTTGATATTCGCAATTACATTGGATTAGCAGGATTAGACCTAAGCGGATGTAATCTATTGGAGGAGGTGAATGCTAGCGGATGTACGGCTTTATCGTCAATGACGCTAGCAGAAGGTAGTCCAATTCGGAAGTTGGTATTGCCCAATAATTTCTCAAATCTGTCGCTTCGTTCACTTCATGACCTAACACGCACAGGATTGGAATTTGCCAATATTGGTGCATTGCAATCTATCCGCATAGAGAATTGCGCAGGGCTTGACGCTGTGGCTATTGTCAAGGAGGCATTGACGGCTGGCGCGAATGTGAAGTGGTTGAGATTGCGTGCTAATATGGTTGGTGATGGCCAAGACTTATTGCAGTGGATGCGCGCTGGCATCGGTGGCATGACGCAAAGCGGAGAGCCAAGGCCAAACAGAGGAGGTGTAATGGGTAAGTACCAACTAACAAATTACATGGCTAAGGACGAGTTCAACGCGCTTGTAGCATATTACGATGGCTTGGATATTAGACAGCCAGAATATACCATCATCGAACTGACGGACGCGGTACAGCGTGGCGGTCAGTGGGTGGAAGTGGCCAACGATGCCAACGTGAGCAATCACGATAACAAGACAGGTTTATTGTATAACAACACCTACCGTCCCAGCGGACACGTGCAAGCCATTTTGGAT